TTAGCTCGTCTTGTGATATCTACTGCTTTTGTCTTCTCAGTCTGCACAGAATTTTCAAAGAACTCAAGTAACTCATCTTTGTTTTCGAGTTTTTCAATACTCGAACGGAACGATTCAAGCGTAATCATTTTAAGTATCCTTTACCTGTCAAAGGTGGTGAGGTCCGGCCAGCAGCCCTCTGTATATATTTTAGCATATTAATATATTATTACACTAATTTTAATTCTTCACCATGATTTGCTATGTATTTACTTATCTCATCCTTTGTCTTTGCTCCTGATTTTTTAGCTTCATACGCTAATGCTGCAGTACCCTGTGCTATAGCATTTTCTTTTGCTCCTTGCCCAGTATAACATACACCAGCATCACCCCACTTATACCCTAACTTACCATTAATCTGACATTTCTTTATTGGCATCAGTTACCTCACTATCAGATGGTTCTTCTTCAACAACTGTTTCTTCACTATCTTTTTTTATAGATTGTATAACTTCCTGTACTACAGTAACATCCTCATCAACCAGTACAAGATTAGCCAATTTCTCCTGTAGTTTACCAGCTAATGTCTTATTAAGGTCTGTAATCTTTAATATTTTATCTATACGATCTATCTCACGATCAAGACCAGTTGGACTATAATCAGTCTTATATATGACAGTGTAAACAAAATCATCTACTGTATACAGTTTAAACAACTCAACCATCTTATACTCGATGTACGTTGCTATCGATGCTGTACGTTTAAGTGTATTCTCATGCGCGAAAAAGTCATAAGACTTTGCTATACCGGACTCACTATTAAGTACCGCTATAACACCGAGCTGTTCCGCAATTGTGTAAATATCTTTTCTTATCTGATCTTGGTTAGCCACTAATCCTGAGAATATTTCAAATCCAGGTGTTGCATATCCTGGTGTAATAGTAGCTCCCATTGGTACGTTTAAACAGTTTGAGGTACCACGCTCTAAAGCACCATCAGGCATACCCTGGGCGTAAAGTTGCGGAAATGCACATGATCTCTCCAGATCACGTAACTCAGTAGACATATTATATATAACATAATTGTTACGGGCTATATCGTAAAGCGGAGGATCCACTAATAAGTTGTTATGGTCCTCTTGTATATCAGCCATAGCAACTATAACTGGTACCTGTCCTAATCCATGTTCATACGATGATACTAATGTATATTTTCCATCTTTTTTTGTCATCAATATAGAAGCATCTTTTGTCCATTTTCTATACTGTCTAACTTTTTCATTATTTATTGTAACAAAACCATCCTCAAAAATTATCCATTCAAGATTACCAAATCTATCACATTCATAATCATCTACTTCATTTGCCTTTTTAAGGTACACATATGGATGTATATCATTTTCAATGGCTACTTTAAGATTATCAGGCTGTTCCTGGAAGTTGTCCATTACAATAAATGTTACTCCATGCCTTCTGCACACATTAAGCGCTCCATGTACATAATCCTGTAGATTAGTATTTGCTATGTCACAGTTTTCGATAAAAGCTGTAAATAGATTTTCTATTGGATTACCGGATTGATCAGTTACTGTACGTATAGCAGTCTGTGCAAACACAGGCTCTACCATAGCGCGTAAGATCGGCTTAACATAGTTTTTATAATAAGCCAATTTCTTTCTGTTCTGATAGGACATCTCACGAGGATATGGTATAAGATAGTTACCATCCCGAAATCCACCAGAACCATTGTACGCCTCATCTAAAAACTGATATACATTAACGCCTGCTACATTGATAGCTGTATTAGACTGAGACAGATTACGGTCCTGTTGGCTACCATCATTTATCTGGAATGTATTTTCACTTGTACGTGCCATGATTTCTATATCCTTATTTTAAAGTTATTTTAAATATTTTTTTGTGTGAATGTATCTCTGAAAGCTGCAGCTGCTAATGCAAACATATCAGGATCTATTTTATTATCACATACTATTGCAAAGTTAAATCCATTCATGCATATAGTACCGCTTATCTTTCCATTCTTCAGCACATCATGGATTGATACTTTATTCTGGGGTTGCTGTGGCTGTCCTTGCATAGCTGTAACACCACTACATCCGCTGTTACGACGTGCCATGTACATGTTAAAACACTCCTGGCTACAAAAACCATAGTAAGCGATGCCATGTACTTCTTTTTTACATTCCTTGCAATCTGCCATATATATCCTCGCTGTTTAATATATCTCTAAATCTAATCATTATTTCTGATAGCAAATTGACATCTATAGTCTTATTACACATTACAGTAAATGATATACCATTAATATCTACAGATGCCTTTATCCTAGTATCATATATTATTTCGTACATAGTTTTTATGTTACCCACTGTAATACACAATGGAGCTGATGTGCCAAAAAATTCAGATGATTCTACAGTTGAAAAATATTTTAGTACTCCACTACTCAGTGATCTACTGATATCGTCTTTTTCATCTAATAACAAAACCTCACCATGTAATATGTATGATTCCCCCTTATTTATATCAGTTAGGTATATTTTACCTACATCAGTACCAATATATTGTATTTTTATTCTATTCATTTTTTTGATTCCTTCAACTGCAACTCATCCTGCCATACTGATCTTATCTCACCATTATTCCAGTACTCTATAAGATACGTTACATGACCATGCGCTTCTATTTTTATCTCTACTATAGTTCCTGATATACCCACTTCTGTTATGATAACACGATCATTGATGTAATATTTTGTTGTTATAGTCATCCGTACACATTCCTGATATTGTAATAAAAGTATGATCCTATGCTACCAGCATTTATAAACTCTTCATAAACATCCTTTGGTACACCAGAGTATACATAGACACCACCACGTACAAACGACACTGTCATATCCTCAGACTCCTCATCATAGTCAACCGATGATATAGCTGATGAGAATACTGATGGCATAGTTAAAATGAAATCCTTGATGCTGTACCATACATAGATTTTATAGGAATCTCATAATGTACCAAATATCCAGCAGCCTCACACATATGATCATATCCTGAACTTTTATCAGGTTCCCCATTCTCTCCATAAACCTGACGTTCTAACGACTCTGCTACATCAGGACATCGTATATCATTTACCAAAAATCTTTTATTTTCAAATGCCTTATTAACAGATAGTATCCTATCCCTCACAGGTGGGTTTATCCAATTTGATTTTACTACAAATCCAGCCTGTCTCAATAATTCTATATCAGATGTACTTGCATCAGTAGTCTTTCTGCTGTTACCACTAGCGTCAGGATACACTATAATCTTATGACCTGTGTATCTATCCTTTATAAGTCGTATAAGCTCCAATGTATCAAAAACTCTTACTAACTGATCTACAGCATGATATACACCACCATCACTTCGTATACACACACATGAGGCCATTTTACCAACGTTAAAGTCCTGACCTATATGTAATGTATCACCTGGCTCTATTGTCTCTGTAGACCTGTGTAGAGCCCTATCATAGACATATATCTTACCTGAGGTAAGATTAACAAACTGCCCATTAAGATAAGCATCTATTACATTTGCTGGATATGTCTCTATAAGAGATGGTATATAATCATGTGGCAAATTAATCTCATTGTCATACGTAGATGAGTGTATAATCCCATACGACTCAGATGCTTCCTTAACAAATTTTTTGTATGTAAACTTGAATCCCTCAGGTGTAGTAGTAACATCTACACCGTTTTTTAGACCTGGTATGTTATATCTCATACGAGCTATGATTTTATTCCACGCCATATCAGCCTTAGCTTGAGGCATGATATCTAACTCATCCACTACAGCATGACCAATCTTAAAACCTACTATACTCTCAGGGTGATCCAGTGATCTGCAGATAATAGTACCACGATACCCTTTACCTGATGATAGATGTACCTCATGGTTTCCTATTTTTATGTCTGCTGATAAACCACAGTTGTATGCTATCTCATCTATAGCTGGATAAAAAATATCTCGTATTTGGATATATGACGGAGCAAAATATCCAGCATTGATACCAGGAAATTTGTAAAAATGTACGCATAGTACCAATCCACCAGCGGTTGTCTTTCCAGCACCATATCCAGCTACAAATGCCCGGAATTTTTGTACCATACTAATAAACTCTGCTTGTTTCTGCAGAGCTTTAATCGTTACTATTTTTTCTGCCATCTATCATCTCTATCCTGATTGTAGTTGGCTCATCAGATGCATCATTAGGACGATGCATTTCGCTCTTCTCCCAGTATCCACGCTTATAACCCTGACACTTTAGGTAAAACAGCACCGCACAATTGTCTCCCTTATTAATATTCTCTTTTAATTTTGACTCTGCCAGGTCGGTCATTTCCTCACGACATTGTTCAACAACTGATAATAACTGTGGTGTCCTATTAACACGTTTAGACAGTGTAGATCTATCACAACCAAGAGCATTTGCTGATGGACCAATAAGACCAGCATTGGCCTGCAAAGCCTTTATAACTATAGGCAATGGTATTACCGTCTTCTTAGGCATACAGTTTTTTATAGGGGATAAAAATTATTAAATACAGGAAGGAACTACTCATACTAACGCTCTACTCTCTATCCTCAACCGGTCAACAGTCTCAGATAATCATTTGATGGTCAACATCGTTTTTTGGAGTCCTGCTCCATATCAATAACCGGCCAGCAGTCACTGATATACACATATATTTTACAGTATTAAGATGTTATTACACATCTGTTGTTATATTATATGTTACAAAGGAGGATTTTATGACAAAAGAAATACTGGATGAAATGCAGAGATGTCGTAAGATAATTTTTGCTCTGATAGGCCGTAAATTGTCTCATACCTACACCGAGGATTATGATGATGCCTATCAGTATGCATGCATAGAATTTTTAGAGCACAATAAAAATACAATAAAAGATGATGTGCTAGGATATCTGTTGAGATACTCTTGGCAGTATTTATCAAAAGATCAAAATAGGAGGTATCACGAAAAAATAGATCACTATAGCAATGATCATATAGACATCATCATTGATATGCCTCATGATGCATTAACTGATATAATAATGCAGCACCCAGTCAAAAAACACACTGGAAGAGTAGACTATAAAAAATTATACCATTTTGATATATTCCACAGATCATTACCAAAAATGCAACGATTAATAATACAGATGAGGCGTGATAATGCGCCTACATCAGAAATATGTAACAGGATACATCATGACGGTAAATATGTATGTGTAACAGAGTATACAGTACGTAACAAATATAAAAATTGGTTGCCATGGTATCTGAAAAACAAAGATAAGATGTCCAGTAACCTAATTAAAATAAAAAATGAAATAATTAAAAGAGTAGCTATGCTACATATTGATGGACATCGTAGCTCAGATATAGCAAAAATGCTGTCTATTAAGCCATCATCAGCGTGGGCTTATGTACACTATGCAAGGAGGATACTATCAGGGGAAAGAACATCGTCATTTAGATCTCATATAACAGCAAAGAACAGATTGAGGAGTAGTGCCTACGGAAAAACTATATAAATATTTGTTTTGACTCTCTATAAGGCTCTACAAGCCACTAAAACCTATAAGACAGCTCCTACGTAGCCTATAAGTCCTATAATTGATTGTAGAGCCTCACATGATGCTTTAAATTTAAATCTATATATTATTTAAAAACGCTCTGCCCATCCAAGTATTGCACATTAAATTCAAATCCAATACATTAAGACACGCTGTAAGCTATTATTTAATTTTATTGTTTTGTTTCGTGAAGAAGATACACTGTAAGTATTATTTATTATTCTTACACCATTAGGGTGATCCGAGCGAAGCGAGGATCTC